CGGGCCGAGCAACGCTGACGCATACCGCAACGCGCTAAATGTCGCAGCCAAAGTCTTGGCAGCCAATGTCGCGGTCACTGACGGCAGACCCACCACACTAACTATCGGCGGTGTCGACTACCCTGCACTATCGTTAAACATACAAATGAAAGCATCAACGACATGAGCAAATATCTAGTGACCAGCAATCGACTCATCTGGCCGAATGGCACGATCATTGATACAGCCGATTTAGAGCACTCAAACATTGACGCACTGTTGGCTGGCGGTCACATATCCGCACACAAGCCCACAAAATCTGTTAAAACTATTACTGAACCAAAGGACTAAATTATGGCAACTAGCGTTTATCTCTCAAACCCTGTAGTGACAATCAACAGCGTGGCACTAACCGATCAATGCACTAGCGCGACCGTCAACTATGTTTACGAGCAACTTGAGACAACATCGTTTGGTGACACGGCACGCAAGTACGGTGCGTCAACAGTGACATCGTTGCAAAACAACAGCATTGAAGTTGAACTTTTCCAATCATACGCAGCCAGCGAGACGGAGGCCACTGTGTTTGGCCTTGTCGGCGTAACCTGCAATGTCGTTATTGCGCCAGCATCAGGCAGCGCATCAGCCACAAACCCGATTTACACACTGACTGGGTGCTACCTTGAGTCACACACACCAATAAATGCGTCGCTTGGCGAACTGTCAACCATTACATTGTCTTTTGCTGGTGGCGTGCTTACTAAAGCAGTCGCATGATCGCGCGGCACAGGCCGCTGAGAACTAAAAAACAAAAACAAACCGAGAGGGTACAACCATGCAACTGACACTAAAAGTCACATTTGAGGACACCGCGCACACCGTCACAACAAACATGATGACCATTGTGATGTGGGAGCGCAAGTACAAACGCAAAGCGTCGCAAATGTCAGACGGTATTGGCATGGAGGATTTGTCATATTTGGCTTACGAAGCGTCACGCGCACAAGGCATCACTGTGCCAGCGCTGCTAGATGACTACATCAAACAAATTAAAAGTCTTGAGGTGGTTGACACTAACGACCCAAAAGTCGGCGCGGTTCATACCGCTACGGATTAGCGCAGATACTTGTGGCTACAGGATTTTGGCCGTCAGAGATCACATTTGAATTAGATGACATGAACACCGTCATTGAAATGATTAACAAAGATCGCAAGGCGCGCTGATGCCAGTGTCAACAACCATTCAGGTGGTCGGTGTTAAGGACACTATTAATGCGCTACGCAAAATTGACTCACAGTTACAAAAAGATTTTAAGGCACAAGCAACACAAATCGCTGAGCCAGCTTTAAGTGCGGCTAAAGCGGTTTATACACAAGTGCCATTGTCAGGCATGAATTACAAATGGCAGGAAAAAGGTCGGTCGCGCGCTAATTTTCCGTTTACAGTTGCTAAAGCAAAGGCAGGTGTGCGCGTACGGTTTGACACAAGGCGCAACGCGGTCGGCGTAATCTTGATTGAGCAAAAAGACCCGGCAGCAGCAATCTTTGAAACAGCAGGTCGCAAAAACGCAAACAAACTAAACACAAGTTTGCTGTTTGTCAATTTGCCAGTTAGCGCTGGTCGCACTCGACTAATTGGCCCAGCGGTATACAAGGCGCGGCGCAAGATTGAGCGCGAAATGCAGGCAATGATTTTAGACACGATACGCACAGTGCAAAAGGACATTTAGTTATGGCGCTATCAATTCCGATTATTAGCGAGTTCAGCGACAAAGGCATTAAAAAAGCGATTGCAGAATTTAAGCAACTAGAGGGCGCTGGCGCTAAATCGGCGTTCGCACTTAAAAAGGCTATGGTTCCAGCAGTAGCAGTCATTGGCACTTTGACCGCTGGTCTAGGTATGGCGACCGCTGCAGCGGTAGAAGATCAAAAAGCGCAAGATTTACTAGCGCAACAGTTACGCACTAGCGCAATGGCAACTGATGAAGCGATTGCAAGCAACGAGGAATTTATCTCAGGTATGTCGCGCGCGTTCGCGGTGGCTGATGATGAACTACGGCCAGCAATGGCAAACCTAGTGCGCTCGACTGGTTCGGTAGAGACTGCACAATCGTTAATGAATACTGCGTTAGACATTGCGGCCGCTACTGGCAAAGATTTAGAGACCGTCACACTTGCGTTAGGCAAAGCAGCCAACGGTCAAACAGCGGCGTTAACAAAATTAGACCCATCGCTTAAAGGTGTCATTGACAGCAGCAGCAGCCTTGATGACATCACACAGGCGTTAGCAGTGTCGTTTGGTGGTGCGGCGACAGTGTCGGCAGAGTCATTTGACGGCCGTATGCGTGGCATGAAAATAGCGCTAGATGAAACTAAAGAGTCAATAGGTGCTGCACTGCTACCAGTGCTAGAAAAACTGTTGCAGATTATGAAACCTGTAGCAGATTTTGCGCAACAAAATACGACCGTGTTTTTAATTCTTGCCGGCGTTATTGGCGGTGTCGCTACAGCGGTAATCGCGGCTAATGTCGCTATGAAAATTTATCAGGCAACACTTGTGCTAACAAAACTTGCAACTATTGCGCTAAATGTTGCAACCAGTGCAAACCCGTTTGTAATCGTGGCGGCCGCAGTTGTGGCGCTTACTGCAGCAATGGTTTATCTAGAAATCAAATTCTCGTTAATGTCTAAAGCATTTGACAAATTCGGCAACGCGATCATGATTGTCACAGGGCCATTAGGTGTATTGATAGGCAGTTTGCGTAAACTTGTTGAGTTAAAAGATGCTATCGGGTCGTTTGATATTGGCGGTATAAATATCCCCGGCTTTGCTGATGGTGGCATAGTCACAAAACCCACACTGGCTATGGTTGGCGAAAAAGGGCCAGAGGCAATTATTCCGTTATCTCAAATGGGTGGCATGGGTGGCGGCGTGACCGTTAATGTCACTGGCGGTTTGTCGACTAGCGCAGAAATCGGTCAGGCAGTTGTTAACGCAATACGCGCATACAACAGGTCTGCAGGCCCAGCACAAATACAGGTTGCCTGATGGCTGGTACAGCGGTTGTTGGCGCTGGTAATTACAGCCTAGAAATTGACACAGGATTTATACAAGACGCATTTCTACTTGATGACCCAGTGGCTGGTGTATTAAACAACACACAATATGTGCTTGACGGTACAACAAATTTTGCTGATGTCACTACTGGCATTGACGCTATTACGGTGCGGCGCGGTAGACGCGATCAAGGCGACCAGTTCAGTGCTGGCACGATGGTATTTAACATGCTTGACACCAGCGGTATTTTTAATCCATTTGACCAGCAGTCGCCATACTTTGATGCTGCTACAGCGCAACCGGGTTTAGCGCCTATGCGTAAAGTACGATTAGCGCGCTACTCAGACATTGATGTTAAAGAATATTTGTTTGTTGGCTACATCGTGAATTTTGACTACAATTTTGCGCTCGGCGGTATTGACACAGTGACGGTTTATTGTGCTGATGATTTTTATTTGTTGGCGCAAACATTTTTAGACGAATTTAACGTTAGCGAGCAGTTGTCTAGCGCTCGACTAACAGCGGTGCTTGATCTGCCTGAGGTTGACTTTCCAATAGGTCAACGCAACATTGCTACAGGCACACAGACATTAGGCGGCAGCGCCTCGTTTACTGTTGACGCTGGCACAAACACACTCGAATATTGCAACCAAATTAACTTGGCTGAACAAGGCAGATTGTTTATGGCACGCGCTGGCGATCTGACATTTGAGCCACGCATAGGCAACACACTTAGCGCACCAGTAGCAACATTTCACGATGACGGCACAAACATACCTTATGACGGTGTAGGCATCACATTTGAAGCAGATCAAGTAGTTAATCGCGCGGCCGTGTCAATTTTAGGCAACAACACATTAGAAGTCGCTGACGATGCAGCCAGCCAAGCCAAATATTTTATACAAACAACCAGCATCACCGGGTCACTGCTACACAACGACACCGCAGCACAAGCCCTGGCAACCTACTTGCTGAACCCTGAACCTGAGGCGCGGTACACATCACTAACTACAAACCTAAACAAACTGACAAACGCGCAACGCGACACTGTGGCAATTATTGACATAGGCGACACGATCAGCATTGAAAAGACTTTTGCCAGCGGTGCAGGCACGACACAACTGGCACAAGAGTTAGCAATAGAGGGTGTCGAGCACACAATTACGGTGGGTGGCGGTCATCGTGTCGAATACTTTACAAGCCCAACCACGCTGGTATTTGAATTAATACTTGATGACGCAATTTACGGCATCATAGATGCAGACAATGTTTTAGGGTAATCTAAGGAGGATTATGGCATTAACTACTTTTACATCAGGTCAGGTGTTGACCGCAGCGCAATTAAACGCGGTGCAAGCAAACGACTACAACCAAACAGTTAGCACAAAGACCGCTAACTACGTGCTGGTCGCAGCCGACAAAGGCACACGCGTGGTGATGAATGTCGCGTCAGCAAACACAGTCACCGTGAACACATCATTGTTTAGTGCTGGTGATACTTTGGTAATTCAAAACATTGGTGCAGGCGTTACAACTGTGACGGCTGGTACTGCCACTGTGTCAAGTGCTGGCTTGTTGGCTATACCGCAATACGGCAGTGGCACACTTTATTTCACTAGTGCTGGCGTATCAATATTCTTCCCGTCGGCAGGTTCAGCGTCAGCCAGCCCTATTGCTCAAGTTGTGTCTGCGTCTTATGCAGTTGAACAAACTACAAACTCTACAAGTTATGTGACGTCAGGTTTAACGGCAACAATAACGCCGACATTAAATACTTCCAAAGTTTTAGTAATGGCAACTTGCGTTTTAGAAAATGGCACGTCACAAAATGCTTTTGCAACAGTATTTCGAGGCACAGTTTCCGATACTAACCTTTATGGCGCTACAGGGTTTTTAGCAATACAGGAGGATAGCCCAAATAAATTAGGCGGCGGTGCAGGCAACTTTTTAGACAGTCCAGCAACAACCTCAGCAACAACTTACACATTAGCGTTTAAAGGTTCAGGTGGCAATACGACATTTATTCAAGCAGAAAATACGACAAGCACTTTAGTTTTAATGGAAGTTAAAATATGACAAATAACAAAATAGCGACGCTTTTAGGCTAGATATGACTAGCAAAAAAATTAACAAAGCACACAGACAAATTGGCGACCAAACTACTAAAGGCGGTTTGCTCGGCATCATGATTTACACGCTCAGCAAAAACAATGTCGACCCGGTACTGATCGCAATGATTACACCAATAGCGGCCAGTGTGTTGGCGTGGATATCCACAAAAATAGGTGACCCTGATTTGGCTTGCCTGTTTATACCTGACAATAAAAAAGCAGAGTGAAACCCTACACAGTTAACGCCGCGCCAGTAGTCAAACGCCCATTAGCAGGCATGGACTTGTGGCTAACACGATGTATAAAACATTCAAATAATTCTTTGTGGAATCTTGGCAGTTGGGTTGTGCGCGATGTACGAGGCAAACCCGGCATTGTGTCAAATCATGCGAAAGGCGTAGCAGTCGACTTGTCGTACCAATGGCAATCAGCAAAAAACCAAGGCAGGCAAGACGGCCGCAAAGTGTCACTGGCCTACATAATTAAATTGCTAGAAAACGCAGACACATTAGGCATACAACTGGTCATTGACTACGCGCTAAACCGATCATGGAAATGCAGTCGAGGAACTTGGATTGCTGGCACATTTGAGTCAGGCAACTGGTGGCATATTGAGGTAGACCCGGTGATGTGCAACAGCCCTGAACTTGCAAAACAGGCGTGGGATAAGGTGTTTGGCGTAATACCTGCGGTGGTCAAAAAACCTGTGTAAAGTGGTAGGTGACCGAGAAAGTCGAGGCCACCATGCCATTCATCATCAAAACAATCATCGCTTTTGCGTTATCAGCAATCGGACTTGGTGTCTACCATGTGCCACAACCACGCCCTGATATGGCCTCTACAGCGCCTACAAGCGCGCCATACGAGGCGGTAGGCGGCTTTGGCCAGTACATAGCCGACACCTACAGATATGTGCCACCAGTGACCACCACGCTTGCGCCTGAGCCTGTGTATAAACATGGGGATTGCTCATGGCTACCAAAATTGGCGTTGCAGGCAGGTTGGTCAGTGCACGACTTAAAGCAGTTGCGTGAGATTGCACTTCGAGAGTCGGGTTGTTGTCCTAATCGAGCTGGCGGCGACATCGTAGACAAAAACTGCAACAAAATTGGTCATGACGGTAGTTTCCATTCCAGCGACACCGGGGCGCTTCAACTTAATGGCACCCACTGGAAACCTGACCATCCGCAATATCACGGCCTGATCTGTAAACAAATGAAAATATGCACACAAGAGCCATTGTTTGACCCATTGACAAACCTTAAAGCGGCGCGACTGCTCTACGACAAAGCAGGCTGGCAACCCTGGTCAATATGTCACCGGGACAACACATGCAAATAGACGAAAAACTTATTGACTTGTGCTGGCTAATTGGTGGCGGTCTATTAACTCTGCGACTATTGTGCGCTATATTCCTAAACACATAAACGAAAGGCAACAAAATGACCGAGAACGAATATGACGAAACATTTGACATGCAAATGGAAAAGGAACACCAACAAACCGTTGCTCGAATGCGCGAATTCCAAATCATTGGCGAACAGATCAGCAAAATGCCAGTGACAAGTACACGCACACTAGAAATAGAGGTGCGCTATTTGATGGGAATTATTAGCGAGTTAGAAGCACAGGTCAAAAACCTTGAGTCAGAGACACGCAGACTAGAACAGTTGGTGCACCGTGTCGCTAACTAAACAGCCAACAATCTTTGACGCAATACGCGAACGCGACCAAGCCATTGCAAGCATTGACGCAAACACAACAGAGACATTTAAGCAATGCGCGCGTCAAGCAATATTAAATGTGGGTCGAATGCGGCCGCACTTTACAAGCGATCATGTATGGGACTGGTTAGAAACACATGACAGCGTGCAAGCTCACGACAATCGCGCGTTAGGTGCAGTGATGTCAAAATTACATAAAGACAAATTGATTAAACCGACTGGCGATTATGTACCGTCAAAACGCAGGCACATGTCACCGATTAGAGTGTGGGCGCTTGTATGAGGCGCGGTTATGACCCGACCTACGGCAGTCGAGAGCAGTTAAGAGATTGTCACGAACATGGCATGAAAGTAGCGCGCGAGCGTGACGCATTAAAAACCGAAAACGCTGCATTGTTAGACGAAATAAAAGAATTAAAGGCATTGATTGCATACATAACCGAGGGAGAATAATGGACGAATTTGACGAACTATACGCCACTAACGATTATCTGATGGGCGAACTAATATTGGCGCGTCAAGCAAACGAGACATTGACTGAAAACAATCTTAGGCTAGAAAAACTGCTAATCAAATGTATTAAAGATTTGCAGGACTGCAACCGTTTGTTAGATGAAATGAAGCACCAAGTAGGCGAATTGGCAACAGTCGCACTGGCAAGAGTTAAACAACTATGAACTCATTTAATCTTGGCGACTATGTAGACGTGCCAGCGCGCGTCAAAATGTTGTTTGACCGCTGGCCAAACGCACGCATAGTTGAGTCACTGCCACAAATCAGAATGTTTGACGGTCGCGAATGGATTGAAGTGACAGTCACAATACATTTAGGTGATGACACAGTGCCAGTAGTTGCTAGCGCATGGGAACCGAAAGGCACAACCAGTTTTACACGCGACAGCGAAATGATGAACTGCAGCACATCAGCGGTTGGCCGGGCTTGCGGACTGCTAAATCTAGGTATAGGCAAGTCAATAGCATCACGCAACGAGGTACAGGCACGCCAGCCAGCGCATTTGGCAGAGGTCACACCTATTCGAGACGATCTTGAACAGCCATTTGGTGACACAACAGATACTAAGCAGTACGCGTCACCTAAGCAGCGTGGCATGATACGCGCTAAAGCATTTGAGAAAAAGATCGGCACAAGCGAACTGATGCCGTACATCAACAAGTTGCTAAATAATCAGTATTCAAGCATTGAGGCGTTAAGCAAACAAGAGGCATCGCAGGTGATTGACTCACTATCAAATTGACATACCGTTGACATACCGATAACTACAGGCGCATGACCTAAGCCCGTTGCAAGGCAGTTGGTGACACTCGGTAACGAGGGTAGATGACCTATGTGGTAACACATGGTCAGGCAAATGGTTACGGATATAGGGTGCTGTGCGAGGCTAAACAGCGGGGGGTAATCGCACTAGGTTTAATCTGCACATGACTAACATTGAAAACAAAACACAAACAACCGAGGCAAACATGACAACAAACAACACCACCAACAAACCGACAGCAAGCGCGACAGCGCGCGCTAGCGCATTATGAGCCACGCACACAAACACCCGGAGTACCTAAAAAACAGGGGTGGCATACTTCGAGAACAACCAGTGTGCACAGTCTGCAACAAAGCACCAAGCACACAAGTAGAC